TACACAATTATATTAGAAGTGAGATAGATGAGTAAGAGAAAACCTAAAGACCGTTCTCGTGAAATACTAGAGAGAATAGTCGGGACTAAGTCGAAGGCAACTTTGGCTGAGGCATTTAAAATGGCATTTGCTGAAAAGTATGATGTCAAAAGAGATGAAATTAAACAAGGTATAGTCGATAAAGTCTATAACAAAGAAAAGGTGGAAGAATGAAACTAATTACAGAAACAATTGAAGATATCGATATCTTAACAGAAGCCAATGCAAAAGGTGGCAAAGATTATAAGATTCGTGGTGTCTTTATGCAAGCGGACATTAAGAACCGCAATGGTCGTGTATATCCAGTAGGCACTTTGCAAACTGAAGTTAATCGATACACAAAAGAATTTATTGATAAGAAAAGAGCTTTCGGAGAACTTGGGCACCCAGACGGACCTACAGTTAATCTAGAAAGAGTTTCTCATATGATAACCAGTCTTAAACCAGAAGGTAAAAACTTCATTGGTGAGGCGAAAATAATGGATACTCCTTACGGCAAAATCGTCAAGAACTTAATTGACGAGGGCGCTCAGTTAGGTGTATCATCAAGAGGTATGGGTTCTATATCTAACGGCACAGTTGGTAAAGACTTTTATCTCGCAACAGCAGCTGACATAGTTGCAGACCCATCGGCGCCTGACGCTTTTGTAGAAGGCATTATGGAAGGCAAAGAATGGGTATGGGACAACGGCGTACTGAAAAGTAAAACTGTTGAAGCATATAAACACGAAATAGAAAAAGCAAGATTACAAGAATTAACGGAAGTTAAATCAAGAATTTTTGCTGACTTTATCTCAAAATTATAAAAAAGTTACGCAAACTAACACAAATGCGTAAGGATTGAGATGTTAGTTTGTATAAATATTTGTAATTAATAAAATTAATTAATTTTTTAATAAAGGAGACCGAATGTCTGAAACCGAAATTAAAGAAGAAGAAGTCTTAGCAGAAGCGCCTAATGTAGTTACTAAGGACGCAGAAAAAGCTGAGCCTACTCACCTTGAAAATGACGCTGAAGATTTGGGTGCGCCAGTAGTTAAACCTACTGACAGTAACCCTGACTCAACGAAAAAGGTATCAAAAGTATCTGACCAAGTAAATAAAGATGCTAAAGATGGTTCTTTAGAGAAGGACAATAAACCAACTACAGCTTCTGAAGAAGTAGAAATTGACTTAACTGATGATGTTAAAGCATTAGTTTCAGCTGACGCTGATTTATCTGAGGACTTTAAAGATAAAGCTGCGACAATTTTTGAAACTGCTGTTAAGACTAGAATCAAAGAACAGTCAGCAATACTTGAAGCACAGTTTGAAGAAAAACTTGCATCTGAAACTGAAACAGTAAAAGAAGCTATGGTCGAGAAAGTCGATTCATATCTTAACTATGTTGTTGAAGAATGGATGAAAGAGAACGAATTAGCAGTTGAAAGAGGTATTCGTACTGAAATCGCTGAAGATTTTATTACTGGACTTAAAGGACTTTTCAAAGAACATTATATTGATGTTCCTGAAGAAAAATACAATGTACTAGACGATTTAACAGGTCAAGTCAAAGATTTAGAAAGTAAACTTAACGAACAGATTGAGAAAAATGTCAATCTTTCTAAAGATGTTTCTGAGTCTAAAAGAGAAAGCTTAGTTATTTCTGTATCTGAAGATTTAGCAGACACAGAGAAAGAGAAGTTTGCTTCTATGGCTGAAAATGTTGAGTACGATAGTGCTGAGAAGTTCCAAGAGAAATTAGAAACTATTAAAGAATCTTATTTCCCTAAAACGAAAATAGAAGAAGCGACATCTAATGATGAAGTTGATTCTGTGGCGGCGAATTTACCAGTTGATAATGGTACATCCGATGCTATGGCTGCATATACGGCCGCTATTTCAAAAGACCTTACTTCGTTTAAGTAAGGGTGATTAACAATTAAAAATAAATAACAAGGAGAGATAAATGTATCTTACTGAAAATTTACAAGAAAAATGGCAGCCAGTATTAGAGCATCCAGATTTACCAAAAATCGGTGATAGCTATAAGCGTGCTGTAACAACTGTTATTCTTGAGAACCAAGAAAAAGCAGTTAGAGAAGATGCTGCCTTCATGACTGAAGCTGCACCTACAAACTCTGTTGCTGGTGGTGGTGTTAATAATTGGGACCCTGTTCTAATTTCACTAGTACGCCGTGCAATGCCTAACCTAATCGCATATGATATTTGTGGTGTTCAACCAATGACAGGACCTACTGGTCTTATCTTTGCAATGAAATCAAAGTATATCTCGCAAGACGGTCCTGAGGCATTATTTGACGAAGCTAACACAGAGTTTTCATCTGATAACGCTACTACAGACAACGCTGGTGCTTCTGGCGATGCTCAATCAGGAACTAATCCTGGTACTTTGAATGATTCTAGTGCTGTATATACTACAAGTTCTGGAATGACTACTGCGGCTGCTGAAGCTTTAGGTGATGCGTCAACTAACGCATTTGCTGAAATGGCATTCTCAATCGACAAAGTAACTGTTACTGCTCGCTCAAGAGCTCTTAAAGCAGAGTACACAATGGAACTTGCTCAAGACCTTAAAGCGATTCATGGCTTAGACGCTGAAACTGAATTGGCAAACATTTTGTCAACTGAGATTCTTGCTGAAATCAACCGTGAAGTTGTTCGTACAATCTATGGTCACGCTAAAGCGGGTGCTCAAGTGAATACTACAACTGCTGGAACTTTCGACTTAGACACAGACTCAAACGGTCGTTGGTCAGTTGAGAAATTCAAAGGTTTACTTTATCAACTAGAAAGAGATGCTAACGCTATTGGTCAACAGACTCGTAGAGGTAAAGGTAACATAATCATCTGTTCTGCTGATGTCGCTTCTGCGCTTCAAATGGCTGGTGTTTTAGATTATGCTCCTGCACTTAACACTAACTTGAATGTTGATGACACTGGTAACACTTTCGCTGGTGTTCTTAATGGTAAATTCAAAGTATATGTTGACCCATATAGTGCGAATGTATCTGCTAAGCAATTCTATGTTGCTGGTTATAAAGGTACTTCACCTTATGATTCTGGTTTATTCTACTGCCCATATGTTCCATTACAAATGGTTCGTGCAGTTGGCCAAGATTCATTCCAACCTAAAATTGGTTTCAAGACTCGTTACGGAATGGTTCAAAACCCATTTGCAACGACTCGTGGTACTGGTGTACTAGATGTATCTGGTGCAGTTGGTTCTGATGACCAAAATGTTTACTACCGTAGAGTATTAGTTAATAACATTATGTAATTAACTTCTACATTGTAGAAACATAGAGAAAGACACCTTCGGGTGTCTTTTTTTTGCCTTTTAAAACTCTTATAAATATTACTATGAAAACACTAAAACAAGTAGAAGAAATCGATTGCATCTGTGAAGAAAAATATCAAGACTTAGTTATTACAGAGGCCGAGTATCAAGGTAAAAAAGTTAAACTAAATGACCCGATACGAGGTGGTAGTAAGAAGTTTTATGTTTATGTCAAAGATGGCGACAAAGTAAAGAAAGTATCTTTTGGTGATACGACAGGATTGTCTATCAAAAGAGATGACCCAGCAAGAAGAAAGTCATTTCGTGCTAGACATAACTGTGATACTGCAAAAGATAAGACGACTGCAAGATATTGGTCGTGTTATCAATGGCGAGCAAACGCACCCGTAAATAACTAATGACAACAACGAATGTATACACTAGAGAGCCTACTAAACTAGACTATGCAAGTCCTGTACAGTTTAGGTTCAAATGTTCAAAACTGCCTGAAGTAGAGTTCTTTTGTCAGACTGCGAACATTCCTGGTATAGGTTTAGGTGTAGCAGATGTAGAAACGCCACTCAAATCAATACCTTTTCCTGGTGATAAAGTTACATATCAAGATTTAGCAATATCATTTCTTGTAGATGAGAATCTAAATAACTATAAAGAAATACACGACTGGATAATTGGTCTTGGCGCACCACAGAATCACACACAATTCTCAACTCTGAGAGATACAGGCACAGATAGATTCCCTGGTCAGACTACAAACTCACCAAATAATAATACAGTACCAGATGGTGGCACATATTCAGATGCCACACTAACAGTTTTAAACAGTAAGAATATTGCTGTAACAGAAATAAGATTTCATAATATTTTTCCAACATCTCTTGGCGCTTTGTCGTATGATGTTCAGGCGAGTGATGTAAATTACTTATCTGTTGGAGTAGATTTTAGTTACATGTATTATGAAATAGTACACCTGTAACGCTTGACAAATCAGACTAGGTCTGATATAATAAATATACTATAACTATACATAATGAATAAATAATGGCTTCATATCAAACAAAATCGGCTCAACCAAAACGATATCTAAAAAGTCTTTTTGCAACGCC